AATATGCCGAACTGATTGAATACTTGCAAGACGCGGGGGTGCTTTGAGCATGGGAGTGTATAATCCGCTGGGAAAGATGCCATACAGTTGTGATGCGTGCGATAACTGGAGGCGAGAGCGTTGCGATCTTTACCATGACAAATTTAGGGAGGCGCGTCACCCGGATTGCCCGTTGGTCGAGGTCGAACCGCATGGTATGAAACTTGCGAAGATGGAGGTGCAAGGGCAGAGCTGGAAAGGCAGGTGACGGTGTGAAAAGCCTCTCTTACAACATGGACTGTATGGAATTTATGAGGGGTCTGCCAAATGGTTTTATCGATCTCGCCGTCGTAGATCCACCGTACTATTCCAACGCTTATTCCATCATTACACCGGGCGGCAACCTCTCTACCACAGGCATCGAGCGCAGAAAATACGATATGCCGCATTGGGAGCCCCCAACGAAGGATTATTTTGACGAGCTTTTTCGCGTAAGCAAAGCGCAGATCATCTTCGGGATCAACTACTTCCCTATAAACCCTGGCTGGGGCCGCATCGTATGGGACAAGTGCAAGGACAACGGCACGGACTTTTCGGACTGTGAAATCGCCTATTGCTCCCTTATTAAGCACGTCAAGATTTTTCGCTTCATGTGGAACGGAATGCTGCAGGGGACGCCGGGGAATGGCACAAAGGCGCTCGGAAACAAGGCGTTGAACGAGGCGCGTATTCATCCGACACAAAAGCCGGTGGATCTATATCGATGGATCTTCAAGACGTTTGCAAAGCAAGGTGACAGGATTCTCGATACGCATCTTGGAAGCGGCAGTTCCCGCATCGCCGCGTATGACGTGGGTCTTGATTTTGTCGGCTGCGAGATCGACAAGAATTATTTTGACAAGCAGCAGGAACGGTTCGAGGAATATATCGCGCAGACGCGCTTGTTTTAGGAAGTTCAACATATTGAGGACACATGCCCCAACTGCGGGGCGGATATGCGGGAGGTAGACAATGACACGCAAGACGCTAATTGAGGATATGGAGCGCATGGAGAATGCGGCGATCAAGCTGGCCGATATCCGGGACACAACGATTTGCAACGTGCCGGTTATAAGCATACTCTACTGGCTCTGCGTCGCGGTTCTCCACCTGATTGAATGGGAGGTCAAACACTATGACGCCTGAGAGAGCGATAGCAATCCTTACGCCGGGCGCGACGCATTACACGCCTGCGGAATATGCGGCCGCACTGGCGATGGCGAGAAATGCGATAGCCGTTGCAGAAAAATATCGAGGTTATTTGCAGGAGCAATGCAACAGCTTACAAGCATCTATTGACGCCGAGAGGCAGATGATGGAGCTGCATAGGTATTTTAGAGCGTAGGAGGCGAGAAATGCAACGTGAGACGCTGATTCGCGTGCGAGGCTCTGCGGAAAAGCAAAAATAGACAGGCTGCCCAATGACGGGCAGCCTGTGAGGCGTGGATGATATGCGCGTTTTCTGCTATGGGCGCGCCGATGGAATGACGGACGAACTGCTCGATAAGTGCCGCCGATGCGGTGCGCTGGTGTGGAATGAGACGCCGGATGTTGGGAGGATAAGCAAAAATGGAGATTGAAAATATTGAAATCGGGGCAACGCTCGAAAAGGAAAACTGGATTGCAGCACGCGACAATCTAGCGCAGGTTTTCCCGATTATCGCTAATTGGCTTTTGAAGATCAACGGCGACGGGCGAGGAAAAGAGGACGCGGAAGAGTTTATGGCGCATGCGCAGCTTGCCTATCAGGCAATGACTTACGTTGCCGAGTTTGCCGCAGACAAATGTCGTTTTATCGTAATCCCAGAGGATTATAAACCATGAGCGCGACGTGGTACTGCTGCCGCCAGCTGGCGGGACCGCTGGTTAAGGAGTGCCGGGCGCTACGGCCCTGCTTCAGCCGCGACGACACGCCCAGCGAGCGCAGCGGCAAGCTGGAGAGCCTGCGGAAGATCCGCACGGCGGTCAACCGCTGCAACACAGACCGCATTGAGATCCGGCTCGCCGCTATCGGCTGGGACGCGACGCATTATGTGCTGACCTTTGACGACGAGCACCTGCCGAAGACTTACGCCGGAGTTCAGAAAGCGCAACGATCTTTTATCAAGAGTGTGAGGCGGTGGCGGGAAAAAAGTGGGAAGCCGCCTGACTTTGACTGGCTCTCGGTCATAGAGGGACTGCATGGCGATCACCGTTATCATGTGCATTTCGTATGCGATTACTATGAGCTGCCGCCCGTGGAGGTGGTTCGGCTTTGGAAGTTCGGTTTTCCGGACGAGGACGACGAAAGCTATGTCGGCGCGCCTGTGCTGCTGGATCACAAAGGATTCTTTCGTCTTGCCGATTACTTAAACAAGGAGGCAAAGCCCGTCGGTAAGCGAAAGTTCACCTGCTCGCGCAGTCTTGACGCCAAGATCGCGCAACCCTGCAAATGGACCTCGGACAGCGGCATGATCAAGCCCGGGAAAAAAGCTGTGTGCATATCATATGTAAGAGACAGGGAGCCGGAGAAGTTTGACAACGGCTGGGGAAAATACAATAAGTTAAGCTGGCTCGTGCCCGACGGATCGGAAGGCTGTTTGAGAGCGCTGCGGCGCATGGGGCTTACCGATAAAAATCGCGCGCGTGCGCGCGCCTACCCGCGCGACGTTACTTGTAAGGAGAGTGGAAACTTTGAGACAAAATGAAGAGACACGCAAAAAAGCCTTGCAAAAAGCATCAAGCTTGAGTATACTGAGCGTAGTAGACGGCTGGGCGGCGTGCCCGCGATGCGGAAATCCGCATTTTCTCAAGATCCGGCCGACAACGATCCTGCGTGATTTCCCGGCCTACTGCAAGCGGTGCCGGAAAGAGACCATCGTGCAATATTCAGCGCCTGAGCCAGCGGCGGAGACGCCCAGCGCCTGAGCCAACGAGTCGTTTGATTCGTGGTTCGGGCGCTTTTTTCGTCCGCGCAAGGAACCCCGCGGGCGCGACGCGGACGGGAATCACGCACGAGAGACGCGCACGGGGATCGCGGGCAGGAGGTGACAACTTGAGAGCCGAGGACAAGTACAAGGCCCAGCTGGAGGAGTTGGGGATTTGGCGCGACGCCTATGAGCCGGAGGTGCATACGCTGTGCATGATGGAGCGTGAGCTGCGCCGGGCGCAGAAAGCAATGAGGGACGGCGACGAGGACGAAAACGCCGACCGTTACAAGATCGTCCTCCAGCTGCGGCGTGACATCCTGGCGCATCGCGACGCGCTGGGGCTGACGCCCAAGAGCTTTAAGCGGCTTTCGGGCGAGACGCCGGAGGGCGGCTGCGTAGAGATCACGGTCTCCGGGGGAGGCGATCTCGATGGGTAAGCTTATTGCCCTGGACGCGCCGCAGCCGGCGCAGGAGCCGTTTTTTAAGGCGCGGGAGAGATACGTCTGTTACGGCGGAGCGCGCGGAGGCGGGAAATCGTGGGCGGTGCGCAATAAGGCCGTGCTGCTTGCCGGGCGTTACGCGGGGATTCGCATTCTGATCCTGCGCCGCACGCTGGTGGAGCTGCGAGAGAATCAAATCCGACCGATGCAGCAGATGATCGGGCAGACGATCCCGTTTCACAACGCGGACAAGAGCTTTGTATTCCCCAATGGCAGCCTGATCCTTTTTGGCTACTGCGACAGCGAGAGCGACGTCGATCAGTATCAAGGACAGGAGTACGACGTCATTTTCCTCGACGAGGCGACGTTTTTTACCGAGTATCAGTACAAGACGCTGACGGCGTGTTTGCGTGGTGCAAACGACTTTCCGAAGCGGATGTATCTCACCTGCAACCCCGGAGGACGCGGGCACGCGTGGGTTAAGCGGCTGTTCATCGACCGCGATTTTCGCCAGGGCGAGCGGCCGGACGACTACGTGTTTATCCCGGCGAAGGCGACGGACAACGCAGTGCTCATGAAAAAAGACCCCGAATATATTCGACGTCTCGACGCATTGCCCAAGGGACTGCGGGAGGCGTGGCGAGACGGCAAGTGGGACGTGTTTGTCGGGCAGTATTTCAGCGAGTGGGACACTGAGATACACATTGTAAAGCCGTTCCAGCCGCCGGAATGGTGGCGATGGTATGTGACGCTGGACTATGGACTGGACATGCTGGCGGCGCTGCTCATCGGCGTGGACGACGAGGGCGACGCCTATGTCGTGGGCGAGGTATACGAGGGGCGCGACTTGAGCACGGAGTACGATCCGCACGAGGGGTTGATCGTTTCGGAGGCGGCGAAGGCCGTGAAGGACCTTGCCGCGGGGCATCAGATCACGGCGTTTCTCGCGCCGCCGGATCTCTGGAACGCGCGGCAGGAGACCGGCAAGAGCGTCGCAGACATTTTCACCGAGCACGGCGTTTACCTCACCCGCACGAGCAACGACCGTGTGGATGGATGGATGGCGGTCAAGGAATGGCTTAAACCGAGCCGCTGCGAGGACGGGATCGAGAGGCCGCGTCTGCGGTTCTTCCCCAACTGCCGCAACATCATCCGCACGCTGCCGCTGCTGCAATACGACGAGAAACGGCCGAACGACGTCAAAAACGAGCCGCACGAGCTGACGCACGCGCCGGACGCGCTGCGCGGCTTCTGCGTGTACTGGACCGTGAACGGCAGCGAGCCGAAGACCACGGCGCGCGTGAAGCTGATCGACAAGCTTGAGCCGAGCGGCAGGAGGAGGAGAGCATGACACTCGGAGACGCGAAACGAAAGGTGCTGATGCTGCTGGATGAGTATTCCAGCGGCGGGGCGATCACGGTGGACGAGGATATCGCGCTGAAGATGAACGACTTTTTCGACCTCGCGCAGAAGGATATGGCGCAGTGGCAGCCGATCACGCGGCGGACGGAGGTCGAATTGGACGGAACCGGCGAGCAGGAGCTTCCGGGCGACGTGTCGCGCGTGGCGCGCATCACCAGAGACGGACACAAGGCACGGGAGATCGAGATCATCGACTGGATCCTCGTCTATCCTGTCGGCGAGACGGGCACGGTGGTGATGGACTACATCGCGACGCCGGAGGCGATCACGCCGGAGACGCAGGACGAGTACGAGTTTGAAGTGAGCGAGGAGGCGGCGGCCTGCCTGCCGTTCTTTGTGGCGGCGCAGCAGCTCATTGCCGATCTCGTGATCGACTATCGCAAGCTCTACGACCTGTATTTGCAGATGCGGAGCATGGTGCCGCGCTCGACGGGCGGCGTCGGAGGCGGGAGCTTCCGCCAGGCGCTGTACGGGAGGTAAGGCATGGTGAAGATCCGTACAAAACACTACAACCGCTTCCGCGGCGTGGACTTCTCCACCGATCCGGCGCTGGTGGACGACGCGAGAAGCCCGTGGGCGCCGAACATGATCTCGGATCGCGGCGGTATGCCGGAGAAGCGGACGGGCTGGCGCACGATCAAGACGCTCAGCGGGAAGATCAACGGTCTCTATTGCGCCGAATTCGGCGGCGTGCGGCATCTGCTCTCGCACGCGGGAACAAAGCTGTACCGATGGTACGAAGGCGACACGGCGAGCGCGGAGCTGGCGAGCGGGCTTCCGAACGAGAAGAGCACGGCGGTCTACATGGGCGGGTGCCTTTGGATCTTCACCGGCACAAAGCTGCTGCGCTACAACGGGACGAGCTGCGTCGACGCGTCGAGCGTTGCCTATGTGCCGCTGACGGTGATCTCCAGCGCGCCCTCCGGCGGCGGACAGGCGTATGAGGCGATCAACCTGATCGGGAATCAACAGAAGGTCGGGTTCCTCGCGGACGGCACGAGCACGGACTATCAGCTGCCCTATGACAGCGTGGACGCCATCGGCGAGGTAACGGTGGACGGCACGGCGGTGACGACGGGCATCACGAAGTATCCCGCGCAGGGCAAGGTGGTGTTCACGTCTCCGCCTCAGGCGCCGGCGGCGGGAGCGGCGGACAACGTGACCATCACGTTTACCAAGACGATCTCCGGCTACGCGGATAAGATCGGGAAGTGCACCGTCGCGGCGGTGTGGGGCGTGGGCGGCGCGAGCGACCGCATCTTTGCCGCCGGGAACCCGGATTATCCCAATCAGGATTTTGTGTGCGGGCTTTCCGACGGGACGTACTGGCCGGATCTCGGCTACGCGGTTGTCGGCACGGCGGAGACGCGGATCATGGGCTATCGCAGACTCGGCGCGGAGCTGGCGATCATCAAGGAGAACAACGGTCAGGACAGCTCGGTGTTCCTCCGCTCGGGGTACCTGGACGATAACGGCGCGGCGGTGTTCACCGTCAAGCCGTGCATCGCGGGCGTCGGCGCGGTGACGCGCTTCGGCTTCGGCAGCATCGACGGCGAGCAGCTGATCCTCACGGGCGGCGGCGTGTACGCGCTGACGACGAACAGCCTGACGGCGGAGCGCATCGCGCAGAACCGGAGCCTCCGCATCGATCCCAAGCTCACGCAGGAGACGCTGAGCGAGGCGGTGACGTGCGGGTACGACGGGTGCTTTCTCATCTTCACCGGCGGGCGCGTCTACGGGCTGGATGGACGCCAGGGCAAGAGCTATCCGGGACGCGGGGACACCGAAGCGCTGTACGAATGCTTTTACTGGGAGAACGTGCCCGCGCGCTGCGTGATGAAGGTCGTGGACGACGGCGCGGAAACGCTGTGGTTCGGGACGGAGGACGGGAATATCTGCCGGTTCAACACCGACATTCCCGGTATGTCGCGCTTCAACGACGACGGCGCGGCGATCGTGGCGGAGTGGTCGACGCCGCTGGACGACGACGGCGACGTGACGGTGCTCAAGACGATGCTCAAGAAGGGCTGCGCCGTGGAGATCAAGCCGTATTCGCGCTCGGGCGCGAAGGTGCTGTTCCGCACGGATCGCGATCCCGTCGCGTGGCAGGCGGCGGAGGGCACGATGGATATCTTCGACTGGGAGGACATCGACTTCTCGCGCTTCTCGTTCAACGCCTCGGACGCGCCGCAGACGATCCCGTTCCGGCGGAAGGTGAAGAACTACAAGCGATTGCAGATCGTGATCCGCAACGACACGCTCAACGAGGGCTTCGGGGTGTACGGGATCGTGAAGCACTACGTCATCGGGAACTATTCGAAGAAATGAGGGAAGGCATGAGCTTACAGAACTTGAAGATCACGGACAACGGCGTGCGCACAAACGGCGTGGCGGCGGCTCCCGACCGGCTGACCGGGACGGCGCAGGAGAACAAGTGCCTGTTCGACCGGCTGATCAGCGACTACGTCAAGGTGCTGTTCAACGACCTGATCGATCAGCTTGAGACGCACTTCAACGCCGCGGCTTACGATGCGGACACGCACGTGCTGACGCTGACGCGCGAGGGCGGGGCGACGGCGGACGTGCCGATCCTGCCGACGGAGCTTGCGGCGCTGCACGACGCGGAGACGGGCAAGAACTACAATGTAACGATGGCGAACGGGCGCATCGTTCTGGTGGAGGTGTAACAAATGGCAAGCGGAGATAAGATCGGCGTCGTAATGCAGGGGGATATCGGGGAAACTGTCGCTCCGATTTATTCGCCCAATTTTTCTGGTACTCCAACAGCAAATACAAAATTAAACGAAGAAAACTCGCGGGCTTTAGCAACCACCGCATATGTGCATAATCTCATAAATGCCGTTGTTGCGCCACAGTTTAGTAGAGACAAGACATATTATGTGGGCGACATTGTTCTTTACCGAGGAGAGTTGTTTTATTGTATTCAAGAACATCGTGGAAACTGGAACGAAAATGATTTTATGAGTGTAACAGTTTCTGGTGTTCTTAAAGAC